CTAACTTTTATTCTGAAACGTTGTACTGAGTCTTGTTGGAAATTACTTTTATTATTACCTAAACTAGGTACATATAAATCAGAATCTATTACTGCTTGTGAACCAGTTGAATATAAAAAATCATTCCATCTTATTTCTAAACATGGAGGATAAATTGTATGGGTATTACCTGAAAAATATTTTAATTCAAATACTGAGGATGACGCAAATTCTAATGTATTACTATGCTTTAATATAAATCCATTATTTGGGATAATACTTCCAGACCATGCATTAACAGTATTTGTAACTTTTACTTCAATATCTTTAGAAGAAACATAAGTAAAGGACTGAGAAACAGCATATGCCGAAGTAGTGTACCATAGACCACCCCCTACGTTACTTCCTGATTTATAGGAACCTGTAGTATTTGCTGGGAAACTTCCTGGAGAGAACCATGTACTGCCACTTAATTGTGTTACATATTGCCAACTAACTCCATCAGTTGTAATAGGATCATTTGAAAATCTACCAGTACCTATATTCCATGATCCTGTTGCTAATGGATAGCAATATAATATAAAATCAGTAGGTATAGCGGTAGCTTGTGCTAATGATAGTTTTAAATAAACATCATATGAGCTTCCACTTACTTTATTAGTAATTATATCATTTATTTCACTTTGTGGAAATTGAATAATAGGACGTGCTACTTCATATAATCCATCTATAGTTTTATATAAACTAAGATCTAATATTTCATCTATTCCTGCATTGAGAGTAGGGTAATATGAATAGAGAGTTGCACTTTTTTCAGGAAATATTTTATAAATTGCCATAATTACATGATTACTACATATAAATATGACAGACTATAACTTCTTTATTAAATAGTAAATGGTACTACTCGACCTTGTATGTCAGTATCAGGATATCTAACTTCAAATATACTTGGATCTAATGATGGGAATATATTACCTTGTCTAGTAGCTCCTGATATGTCATATGCATATTGAGAGTATGTAGCTCCTGTATTATCTTGTTTATTTATAATTTCAATTTTGGTTACTGATTGTACTCCTATAGTTTTTAATAATACAGAGTTTACGTCTGATAGTATAATTGGTTGATTAATAGTCCATCTATCTATACTAAAATGGTCTTTTAATGCTAAAATACAATTAGCTATAACTTCATTATTATTATATCCACTTTGTATTACTACATCAAAGTTAACTCCAATATTAATATAAAATGCATCTTTAATATTAACAGCGTCAGTAATCATTCTGAATTGATTAATATAAGCTGCTAAATTTTGTTTTAATGTTGTGGATGCTGTTATTAATTTTTTATTATTGTCATAAGCCAATATGTACATATCTAGTGATAATGGATTACGCTCTTCAGTAGTTGCTACTGTAGGTGTAGGTAACATTTCACTTGCAACATCCTGAGTTACATAGGCTTTTGCTATAGAACCATAATCAGTAGGTAATGATAAAGCACGAACTATATAATCTTCTCTAGTTACAGCACGTAATTGAGACTGATAAGCATATAAGGCATTATTACGTAATTCTTCAACTTGGTCACCACTTCTACCACCAGCAGCAGGATTTGGATTATTACATGCTATACTACTTTTAATAGTAGTATTTAATACTCCTCCTCCATTTGGAAAAGTAACAGATGTATTATCAATAATAGTTATATCATTTGATGAAACATTTGATGTAACACCACCCCCAACAAGATACTTAATTATTAAAGTACCATTAGGAGCTAAACCATATTCTTGAGTAAAGAAAGGTGTTGCTTTATTAAAATTATTAGATAAATTAGATATACCAGGTACTAATCCTAATTGAATACTATCTGGGTTAGGTAATAATGTACCATCGGTTGCATTAGTTACTCCTGCTCCAAATTCTAATTGTAGTGTATCATCTGATAGGAATCTAGTTACAAATCTACGAGGTACTCTTTGATAGTTAACTAAATAAGGTACCCCATCTGATTGATAGTTTGGATTTGTTTTTGTCATCAATAAAGTATCTTGAGCTAGATAAGGTACTTCATACCAAGTATTAGTATCACTATCTCCAAAAACACTTGTAACTTGTAATACTTGCAATATATTAGTATCCTTTATAGTTCCTATTGAGAATTTTTGAGGGGTTGATCCAAAATTTATCGATGTTGTTTTTATTTCAGCAGAAATAGCTTTAACTTGTTTTTTTAAAAGAAAATAATCATTATCAACAAATATTACTTCTGTACTACCTGTGAATGTAAAATCTACTTTATCAGTAGTTAAAAATTTAATACCAGTACTAGTAGAAGTACATACTGTATTTTCAGGAACTATAGTATAATATTTAGGATCAGGTACTAAATTTCCTGAGGAACCGGATGTTGGTATTAATTGGTATATATCTAGTACAACGTTTGAAGCGTATGACACTTTAGGACGATATCCAAACATATATGATAAGGCATATAAATTTTCTTTTTCCTTAGCATACATTAAGAAATTTTCTTGTATTTGGGTATCAGTATAAAATGAAGTAACGTCACCTACATAAGATGCTAAATCTATAAATAATGCTCCTGGGTTAGCATCAGAAAAGTCATTGTATGTATTTGGAAAATATGTTTTAGCATAATTTACAAGGCTACTTTTAAAATCACTAAATGTTTTATTTAAATATGATACTCTATTTTCTGCCATTTTTATATAAATTGTACTGTTATTTCATCAGAATTTCCTGATATTTTTAATTTGTATCTTACTGTTATTGATATAGTGTTACGATCTTCATCTGGAAGTAATTGTATTTCTATTATTTGCACCTCAGGAATAAATAAATTAATATTAGTTCTTATTAATTCTTGTATATAGGAATATGTGTCTTCTACTGATGTTTCAAATAGAGCTTTTTTAAGATCCATTCCAAATTCAGGATTAAATACTCTTTCACCTTTATTAGTAAGTAATAAATTAATTAAATTTGATTTAATTTGATCAGCAGTACTATATGTTTTATTAAAAGGTCCTGCAGGGCCATTAAAAGGTAAAGAAACTCCAATTGCAATATTACCTTGCAAATCTAATGGATTAACACGTACTGTTTGTGGTATAGGCATATTAATCTAATTGTCTTAATCCTGATCTATCCATTGCTGACATGTTATTAGCTGCATCATTAATAAATGCTAAATATGGATTAATTTTTTCACCAGTTGATTCATCAACAGCATCAATAACTTTTAAATCGTTACGTTGAGGTTGAAAACCAAATTCAGCACCCATTTTAGCCATTAATGAACTACGTACATCTCCGGGTAATGGAGCTACGTCAGCACTAGTGAAATTAAACGATTTATTTTCACGTAGTGATTGTTTGTTTTGTTTAGCCAAAGTTTCATTAATAATTTCAGGTAATTCTTCATGAAGTGCCTCAATTACTGCTTCTCTAATTAATTTTTTGAATAATTTTACGTTCATATAAATAAATATTTAAGCTATTAAATTTTCTCGATCTATTATTAATTTTAATTGATCTATTAAATCATTTGGGTCTAATGTAAATGATAATTCACTTTTCAATACTTCAACATTATTAGAATCAATAGCTACAGCGTAATGACGTTTATATCCTCTTACAACTTTACTATTAGGTCCACTTTCTTCACGTATAGCAAATTTAAATCCTTTATAAGTTTCTGGGAATGTTCCAGGTCTAATATTTCCTCTTACATCACCTATATTATCGTTATTTATGTCTGTATTAGAAGCTAATTTATCTTCTAGTAAATCATTAACATTACGTAGTTGTTGTCTAAAATCTTCTAATTCAACTAAAGATTGATTTAATATTGATGATATAATAGGTAAAGCTAATGCTAATGTTTCTATTATCTTTTTTAATCTTTTTATTATTTTTTTAATCGGTGGTGGAATTGGTGGACCTAAAGGTGGAATAATATGTACTATAGTAAGTACAATAATAGCAATTACACATATTATTATTACAATTCTTAATATTGTAATTAATATTCTTAATACATTTAATTTTCTTTCTTGATCATCTATAATTTTAAGAGCATTATTTCTTGCTATAATAGCTTGTTGAATCTTTTCAGGAGTATCAGCGGCGTCTATAATTTCATTTGTTGTATCTACTAATTCTTGTAAACGAGTATTTTGGACAGCTATATTTACTAATAAATTAGTTATTCTACTTATTAATAAAGGAGCTATTTTTTTAGCAATTTGGCTATTTCTAAATAAATTTGATCGTACTAGTCCCTTTTTAGAAGATAAAATATTTTTACTTACAGTAGCATCTGATTTTTTCTTTTTTAATTTAGCTGCTTTTAAGGGATCAACAGT